GATTACTGTAACAGTAAGGTCCGTAAATCGGAATATTATCAAAACTCCAGCCTACTATCGGTGAATGTTCTGTGGTACTCCATTCGCTTAATCCTGCATGTTCTGGTTCTATAAAATATGTGCCAATTTTGTCTTGTTCATTTCTATAGTATTTGTTCTCAAACCACTCGCTGTCACTATTAAAACTGTTTTCACTTTTTGGTGTTGTAATCGGTGTACCTGTTACACTAATACCAACAAAAGTATTACCGAGTGAAGTATAATCACCACTAGCAGATGTAACAGATTGATCAAATATAATCTGACTATTTCCTAATTGATCAAATGAATAATTTGTTAATTGGAACGATTTTTCTATGTTTGAATTTGTAATGTAAACATTAGATGTTAAGAAACTGTCAAAGCCTTTGCTATATAAATCCCAACCGTCTACATCAAATGCAATTCTGTAAGATATACCTGTACCAGCAGTTGCATTTACACCATTAGGTAAGTTGTTACTTCCTGTACTATCATAGAACTGATCAGTAATTACTAGGTTATGCTCTCGCCTGTTGTTCCAAATGGTGCCTATTGATGTGGAGCCGGTTGAAGCAATTTCTGCTGGTGCTTTCAAATTTCCGTATTTGTCTACTGGAAGAAAACCATTAACAAGATTAGGTCTAGCAAAAATATTTTTACCTGTAAACCCAATGTTTTCTCTAGGACCCTGTCTAATAATGCCTGCTTCTAAATCTTGCCACATAGCATCATTGTTTGAGCTAAAGTCTGTGCCGTATTGACTATTCCACCAAGTTGGCTTTTCAAAGAATCCTAACATCTCCCATGGATGTGTATGAGGTCTTACTGTATCATAATAATAATTGTACCATCCTCTCCAGTATCCCGGTAAATCAGTGTTGCCTCTGTAGTTCCATGTCCAATTATCTGTTTCATCATAAAACTCATTAGTTAGAGCATCTACTTTGTTTCTAGCCGCCCAGTTTGTAAAACTATTTCTCAACAAGTCATTAAATTCTTTTAATTCAAAACCTGTGTCTCTGAATGCACCGGGTCGAACATTTAACACATTAAATAATGGTAAACTGTTTGCATCTCTGAATTGCTTTTGGCAACTGTTATAAATTCTTTGTTCAAATTCTAATAAAATTGTATCTTCTATAGTATCCTTGCATACTGTTTTACTTCCGTCGTGTCCTATAATTACATTAACAGGTGTAGTAAAAGTATTATCAACTTCTATACGTGGTTGATGTAAAGGATATAATCCCATTGAACTTGGCGTAGGTGGACAATTTGCACTGTCACGTTCGCTGTTATAAAGTTTTGTAACTATAGTGTCGCCGACATTTAAACTGAATCTGCTTGCATCAAGTTGTACAGTAATAGGGTTAGTACTACTAAACGTATAATCTACGTCTAATTCTAACAATCTAGGAAGTGTACTTCCTTGTTCAATGTAATAAACTAATACAGTATTTTCTAATTTTGTAATGTTGTCCCAATTAGACAAAGTATATTCTAAATCAGTAATATCTGTTACATCGAAACTTTCTTCAGTATAAGTATCACCGTAAGGTAAAATATAAGTTGTACCAAATACATTTTTACCAATATTAAAACTTTGTATATTTCTTAAAACTTTTTCTAAAACAAATTCGTTTGATAATCCATCTGTATCAAATTGTTTGTAGTAAGAATTAATTTCTTTTATAAGTCTATTTTTGTATTTTTGATATTCTTTTGCAACAAATCTAAATGCTTCTATTAAATTATGAGGCTGGTCGTCGACTAAAAATGCACCTAACATTAAATCTTCGTCAGTTTGAACAATATTAACCGCATGAGAAATATCTTTCTCGCTGTTGTCAAAATTATTTCTACCTAATGCATCTCCGCTGAACCCATTTTGATTTTCAATCAACCTCTTAAAGTGAGGCAAGTACTGTGGCTCTGCAATAACTTCCACTTCATTGTTTTCTGGATTGTGTGCCCAACTTAAAGGTAAATCATATCTACTATTGTTAATTAATCTCAATCCGTCATCACTAGCAACTTCTATTTCTAAAATGTCGCCTGTTTTAAAATTAAAACTGTCGAACTTAATAGATGCATCAACATATACATAGTTAGAAACAATAATTCCGTTATGTCTAACAAGTATTGCATAACCGCTAGGGGTTCCTGCATTAACATTAGGAACAGCACCAATATCAAACATTACGTTTTTATCTACAACATCGTTGCTTGTAATTTTATAAGATGTTAATATTTTTTGTTCACTTGTTTTTGGTGAAGCTCTCCAAGATGAATAATACTGTGGAATTTCACCTGTAATCTTATAATAGTATGTTCCTAAAATATTGTATGATACTTCGCTACCAAATGGTGTGTAATTAAATCTTTCTGTAGATATAAAGTTTTCAAATGCAATTTCGCTTGCACTTTTTGTTTGAGTAAAACTTAAAGGAAAGCCTAGCTCTGGATCTTTTGTGCCTTTGCCTACACGGTAGTTAAATATTTTACTACCTGAAAAATTGCTTTGAGCATATAAACCGCTATCAGATAATGAATTGCCTTTGTCATCATATAAATTAAACAAAGGCGCTTGATTTAAAGTTTCTTTACGTTGTACTGTAACATTATCGTAGTACAATTCTAAATCACTGTTAAATTCTACAATAGGTCTGTTAGCTCTGTATTTTTTAGCAGGTAATTTATCGCCTGCTTCTTTAAAGTTATCTATATGGTACCAATGGTTAACACTGCTCCAGTCACTACCCGTTTTTGAACCTCTTTCGATTACAATGTAATCTTTTTTGTCTTGGTCAGCACCAGATGTAGTATTTTTAACAGTTAATCTTATTTCGGTGCCTACACCACTAACAACAAACTCTTTGTTTGTTTCTGTTGCAGGTGTTACATAATCGCCAGTAAATTTAACAATCATTCCGTTGCGGAATTTCTTTCCGCCGACCGGCGTAAATTCTTTTAATCCTTTAACATCTTTATCTAAATTAAGAGGTTCTTGAGATGTAGGTGTTATTGTTATAGCAGTTGGGCCTAAAACTTCTTTAACAGTAAATGTTAGGTCTGCACCACCAAAGCCACCTATTTGGCTGTCAGTAATTGTTATAGTGTCATTAGCATCATAATTATTACCTTTGCTAATTATCTGCACATAACCCGAGCCATCGCTGTCGTCAACAAAAACAGAAATTTTACAACCTAAGCCTGTTCCACTAGTGGTAGGATCTGTTATAGAATATGTTTGAGATCTAGATAATCCGGACGCTCTGTTTGCATCTGCTGGGAAAGTATAATCAACCAAAGACTCTATTGCGCCTGGAATAGCCCAGTAGTACTCTGCATAGTTTAAAAACTTATCTATGTTAATTGGTGGTAAAAAAGTGTTAAAATTACTAGCAAAAATTGAATTATGATTTCTAGTGTTTACACCGTACGCTCTTAATGTATCACAAAGTTCGTCATAGAAAATAATATTTTCGCTTTCTCCTGTTACAGGATTAATATTATTTACGGCTGGACTTAATGCATACGCAGTCCTATCAGCGTCACCACTGGTAATAAATGCACCAGGTAAATCTATTTCGTCGCCAGATTGTGTGCCAATATAGCCTTTAAGTATTTCTGTATTTGCTTTACTATATAATTGATCTACAGTGTTGTCAAAGAAATTCTTAATTGCAGTTGTCTGCAGAACTACTGGTAGATTATTAAAAGTTTTATCTGCCATTGAATTTACCTATCACTTCTCAATGTTTGTGAACTAATTTTTTCAACTACTTCTATATCGTTTACAGTTGCGGTGTTTAAAAACAGCTCGTTAGGTTCACCTTTAACCTGGAACAAATCACCAAACGTACCAGCAGTATTTCTAGGTATAATAACAATACTTCCTATATTACTGCCTAATTGCTGATGTACATAACTGCTTAATTCTGTAAAGTAGAATGTTTCACCAAATTCCCAATTATTTACTGCAAAATATGCATCAAATGCTTTTATAATTCTACTCTTGATTTCGTTATCGCTCAGTGTAGAACCTTTCAATTTCACCACTCTAAATTTTGCTTGTACTTCATCTTCTGCATCAGAGCCAAATAATTTTTTAAATTTTGCACTCTTAAATACTAATGTATCACTAGCATTTTTAAATTCATTTAGATTAGCAAATTCATTTGCTAATTCAGAACTAGTTGGCGGATAAGGAAACTCTGTTCCTGGCACTTTTTTATAAACTTGAATTGCATCGTAATATGTTGTTGTTAACACTAACATTTCTACCACATTACTTACACTAGGATCAATTCTAACATCTTTTGGTGCAACATGTTTCCATTTAAAAATAACTTCATCATTTGTTAATGCACTGTTATTTTGCCCTGCCGCTCTGCCGTTTCTAACGTATATTTGATCTTCTGTTTGTGCAAGAGCTACCACAGTGTTAGCATCGGAACTTGAACTACTTAATCTAAAGATTGTGTCTGACTCTAGTGAATATAATAGCAAGCCGCTTAATTGGCCATCTGAATTTTCAAAATCTTCTACCATATTATCATTTTTAATAATAATTAAATCTACTTTTGTCAAATCGCTAATATTTGTATAACTACCGGGAGTAACAGTTTGCTCTGACAAGTCTACTTTTATAACTGTTTCATCTCTAAGATCTAAAATATTTCCTGTGAACGGTCTACTATAAGAATATCCGTCAAAGTCTGTAAAGTAATCAAAAAATACTAAATCGTTATAACCTACAAATTCTTCAAACTGTAGGGGCCTATCGGGCACTAAATCATTGTCAGTGTCGTATGCTTTTACATAAACTTTTCTGTTATCTGTATAGCCGTCATTGTATTTGACTGGTTTTGTAACAGTCCACTTGATATCGTTTGTTAATTTTTCTTTATCAAACTTGTAATTAACAATTAGTTGATCTCGACTTAACCCTTTGGCATCACGGACATGTGTATGATTATTACTGTTCCATTCTGTTATTTTTAAATTACCTGTTTCAGTAATTGTGTTGCTATCTAATAATTTCACTCTGCCTATAGCACTAGGATTAGGTGTGTCATCATTAATACCATGACTGATTGTTATTGTTGTGTTTGCATGATAAACTTCAAATGCACCTGTATCAGGATTTAAATCTTTATAAATTACCTCACCGTTTCCAGCAAGTATATTGTTTACGCCAAATGTAGTATTGCTAAAAGCAAAAGTAACATAACCAGGCCAATAATTAATTGACCCGGTGTTGTTTCCTATATTAATATTTGATGTGTTTTCAATATTTGATAAATCTAAAGGATTTTCAACGTAGGTATTTAAATTGATTGTCGTAGGATCAACAAAAATATTACCGGCAACATCACCGCCAATAAAAATACCTAAATTAGTCTTCCAATCAATATTGACATCAAACCATTGTGTTGAACGTGAACGTAAAGGTAAATCTGGATTCCAACTACTCGGAGCATACGAACTGCTTGTTTCGTTACTAATAAACTGATCGCCTATGTCGTTGCCTGTCGTGTCTGACCATGTAAATGTTTCAGCACTACCTGGTTTAAAATTAAGTGTAGTAAAGGTTATAAGATCTTGACTAGCACTGTTTAAACTGTCAGCAACTTTTGCATTATTAATATTGTAAAATTTGAGATCATTTTTGCTTTCAACAATATAATCTTGTACTCTATAAGTAATGTTATATTCTGTTCCGCCATAACTATTAGGTGCTGTAATTAAATCAAATTTCATTAACCAACTAGCATCTTTATTAAAATCTGTTTGATCTTGTGCAAACAGAGGAGAAAAGTCTGATGTTGTGTCTAAATTATTACTACTGATGGTATACCACTGATTTGTTAAAACATTGTAGCCTAAACCAAATTTTGTTTTCTCTTGCAGTTTTTCAATAATTGCATTTCTTTCAGGTAGCAAAAATTCTTTTCTCATTGTAGAAATAAAATCAGTTGCTTGCCAGCCGTGTTTAACTGCTGTGCTTAAATAAAATGGACCTGTTGCAGTTGATAATCCACTATGCAACTGTCCATTATTTTCTATTGTTACGATTCTTGCCCAAACATATTCTGATGGATCGTTTGGATTTTCAAACTTTATAAAATTGTTTTCCTGGAACATTTTATATAAAAAGTAATAATTTACTAACACGTTTTCTGTGCCGGGTGTTGAACTTGTTTCTGTAAAGTATCCTGTTCTACTTGTTCCTGTTACCACAGGCAATGATTTCCAATAGATACTTAAACTTCTAATACTAAAAATATTACTATTTGTGCGTTCCCACTGTTTTCTAAATTCGTTGTACATGAAGTTATTCATGCTGTCGTCCTTTAATATCTGAGGGACATCAAACTGCAATACTTCCTGAACAGTGTTGTTATTAGAAATTCTAATAGCAGAAGATTTTGTATTAACTTCAGTATATAATGCACCGTCTTGTGCAAACGTCTCTAAGTTTTGATACGTTCCAGTAGGATCATTAATATCAATATATCTACTATGACCTGCATGTGTTCTATTAATGGCTTTTAATTTTGTAATATTAGAACTTTGGCTAAAAGGAAATACGTTGTAATCCTGTGAGCTGGTCATTCTATTTTGTGTGTAGAATGCTTGTGGTGCCCTTTGTTTAATAGCCGCTAATGATTCTGTTGGTAAACTATTTTTTACTGTATATTTTAAACTAGCAGTAATTGTTAATGCATGCAGTTCGCCGTCAGCATTTTCATAAGGAATGTCAATTGAGATGTTTCTCAAATCCTGCGGATGTATAGTAAATGTTCTGTTGACACTAGATCTAGTGTATAATCTAAAGTTACCAAAAGGTATGTTTCCGAATGTACCGTCTGGAAATTTAAGTCTAACAGCATCATTGTCTAAATTTTCTACTGCATATAGATTTCTATTTTTAAGAACAACATCATTATATGTAAGTGTTTGGCCTACAGTATTTGGAACTTTAGCCCATTTGTTTAATGCAAATCCGTTGTCGTCTAATTCAGATAACCATACATCAGTTTCGTTTATATTAGGTATAGTAATATCTTCGGTTCTGCTTTCTACTGGTATATTAAAATCTAGGGATGTCTTATTCAGTGTTCCTTGCTTAAACATCAAGAAAAAGCCGGAGTTATCACTGCTAACACCTAAACCATCGTTTCTATAAATTATATTAAAGTTATTAAGTAGCTCAGGGTGCATTTCAGTAAACACACCGCCATCTACAAAATCTGGATTAACAACTTCAAACGGCATTTCTGTTCCGTTGATAGTTGCTTTAAATGGAAATGTTAACGGTGCATTTATAGGTGTTTGTACCTCATAAATTTCTGAATTAATGTTGTTTACTTTTCCAGTTTTAATCGGTGTACTATATCTATTACTACTGCTCATTGCCGCATTTAAAATAGTGATAAACTGTTCGTAACTGTCAGGATTATTAGCATCGTCGAAGAATACATTGACGTTGTTTAAAGGATTGCCTAAACTGTCAGTTAAGTTTTCTGTTGTTCTAATCGCAGTTACTTTCATTAATCCACTTGCTGGTATGTTTCGCTTAGGATTGTATCCTAGCATTTTTGCAAGTTTAAAAATAGAGTCTCGTCTTTCAGCAGTTTCTAAAAAGTTTTCTCTGCTGTTGATATCCATTCTAAATGCAATTGACTGCGATAAGAATGCAAGCATTTCAATAATAGCAATAAACTCAGAACTTTCTGTATAGTCGTTGAAGTTTTCAGGAAAATTTGTACGCACATAATCAACCAATGCATCTTTGATAGTATCGAAATCATATGCTTGGAAGTCTACTTTGCTGTAGGCTTTGTATGCAACTTTCCAGTCTTCTGCGGCAAATAAATTGTTCTGTCTATTTACTAATGCCATCTTTAATTCTCTCTTTTAAACTCTAAATAAAGTATATCTTCTTCATCTAACACAACAAACTGCAAATGTAATTCCACTCTCACTGCATGATCTACACGGTAAATGTTCATATCTAAAAATTCTACTCTAGGCTCTTTATCTATGATTCTTTTGATATCTTCTCTTAATTCTTCTTCTGTAAATGTATCCTCAGGATTCATTAACAAATCATGTACTATGCAACCAAAATTAGGACGCATTACTCTCTCGCCTTTGCGAGTATAAAATTCGTTCAGTAAATCTCTTTTAACTAGATCTATATCTGTAAGAGTGTAAGGTGCTCTAACCTGATCTACTGTACTAAAGCCTTTGAATATTGTTGCCATACAAGTATTTATCATAATCATTAACAGAAGTTTTATTATAAGAAAAAAATGGTTGACATGCTCAAATAAGTGTGTATAATACACTTATACTATGTAAATAGTATTACATTCATTAGCAACAAGAGGATATGCTAAAATGTTTAAGATCAAAAACGAATTTGATCGATTAGGGTTGTTGGCAGATGCTGTCAACAAAAAACTTAATAATAAAAGGTTCATTTTGAGCCAGTCAGCAAACAAGCGGTATATGTCTTATTGTTTGTATGATTATGCTACTAAAAAACATGTAGTATTTGATACTATAATGTTTTCAGGACATTATCAATACGATAAGAGTGTTGTGCCTGCAGAGTTTGCGGAGATGGAAAATTTGCTAACTAATGCGTCCTAAAGTTCTATATTTGCACGGTGCTAATGCATCACCAGATAATTTTAATTATTACAAATTAATATTACCTGAACATGATCACATTGCACCAATGTATGATATGGAAGAGGACCCATTTGATGTAGTAGATTCTCTTAATCGTAAAGTAACCAGAGAATTTGGAAACGACAAAATTATTGTTGTTGGCCATAGTTTTGGTGGGTTGATCGGTGCATGGTTTAGTGCCGTCAACCCAAAACGAATTACACATTTAGTAACTATTGCTACACCGTGGCAAGGCACACCTGTTGCTAGAATTTTTGGCTACTTTTTTAGAAACTCTAAAATGTTCCAAAACACTAGACCTGGGGCAGAGGTGTTATCGCTTTTACAGCAAAAAACATTTACTGGTCTGCACACTAACATTGTATGCACTCAGGGTGGTAATCCTGTAGCAGGAATGGGCAGTCAAGCAAACGACGGTATGGTTAGTGTTAGCAGTCAAAGCAGTACTCCTGAAAATTTTAAACAGACCGAAAACGTGTACATAGAAGCAGGTCACAGCGGTGTTTTATTAAATAATAGTGTAACAGATTTATTAAATAAAATCTATACCGGAGAGCATAATGGTTAACAAAACCTTAAACAACACACTAGAAGAAGAATTAAGAATTCAGTTAGTCGATCAGTTGAAAACTATCAACGCACTTAAATCTGAAATTGATATGCTTAAAAATACAATCAAAGAAGAACAAGATCAAAAGTATAGAGCATACGTTAAAATTTCAGATTTGCAAAGAGAATTAAATAAAAGTTAAACGTTCCAATCGGACCAATCATCAACTATAACTTCTGGTCCACCTGGGTTTGGCCTTGGGTCTGGCTTTACTGGGCCTGGATCTACTACAACGATCGGGTCAACAATAGAGATAGGTTCACCGAATACTGAAGTATACATTTTTCTAGCTCTACGCAAATCTTTAGCCTGTTGTGCCCAAGGCACAGAATTAGTACCGTATGATGGCAAGGGAATATTATCCGGAGTCATAAACAACTCACCTTCGTAAATTCTTCTATCTCTGTAGTCTTGCTTGAGCACGGGGCCGCTGGGCGTCATACCGTATTGATAATTCATCATAATTGCCGGAACTTGGCTAAAAGCACCGGCATTTGTTGCATCTACAACTGGGCTTCTTACCATCTCGTCAAAACTAATATGCATAGACATGCTAGTTAATGCACTTAGTTGATTATCACTTACTGGTACATTGATTATACTACCTACTTTTTCTTTTTCTGCCATAAACTCTGCTTGCACTAATTGATAATTAGTTTCATCAGTAATGTTTCCTTGAGACACATCTCTTATAGAATTTCCGTTTTGATCTGTGTAAACAACTGTGGAACCTTCTGTATACGCAGTAATGCCTATATCTTCTAGTTCACCGAGAAACTCTACGTTATCTGCAGATGTCATTTTGGCCCTATTAATGTTGCTTTTCATTTCTTTTAATTGGCCTTGTTGTATGCTGGCTTTCCTGCCAGCATAATCTATACCAATTAAATCTGCATCGCCAATGCCTTTTTCAACTCTAGTCATTGAACCTATAATTTTTGTTTTATCTGCTGTTAGAGTTGCTGATCGAACAGGTGGCAATGATTTATTAAGTGCAGAAATTACCGCAGTTACTTTTTCTGGGCCTATAGTTTTCTGTGCTGGAACATCCCAGTTGCTTTGTGCTCCGTTAGTTGATATGTAACTGGGTGATGATCCTTCAAATCCTACTCCTGCACTGAACCCGTCTGGTGTGTTTACATCTGCTGGTGTGTCAGGAGTTAATGGTGCAGTTGGTGGGGGATTGTCTTCTGGGGCCGTGCCGCCGATGCCGGGTGGCTTTTCTATTTGATCTCTCGGGTCACTGATGTTATGTCCTATCCAAGGCTCTAATGTAATATAATTAGATGTAATAGTAGAAATTTCTTTGGCTTCACCGGATCTAACCCCGCCTTTTCCTTTAAGTGGATCTTCAGCACCTGCGTCATACTCAATCTCACTGTATGGTTCATCATTAAAAGTATTAGTTGCTATTGAGGCAACAGTACTAGCATCAGTAGCGGCGCTTGCATTTGGACCGCCGCTGTTCATCATAATTCTGCCGCCGGAGTTCTCATTTATGTTACTACCAGCAGTTATGTTTACTGCACTGCCTGCTTTGATGTGTGTGGTGCTAGATGATTCAGCAAACAGCGACCCGCCGCCTGCTTTTAAATTAACATCTGTGCCCGCTGTTCCGTTAAATACTCCTGCGGCATTAAATTGTATATCGCCTGCGGCAGAAGTACCCAAAATACTTGCTGAAGAAACAAATCTTGTTTCGTTTTGAGACTCTACAATAAAGTTGCCGCCAACACCTGTTGGAGCATTGCCTAACACACCAGGTCCGGCATATTCAGTACCTGACTCACCAGCATTTGTTGTGTCACCGGCGGCTTTGATATTTACATCCTGGCCTGCTTCTAAATTAATGTTTCTGTCTGCTCTAACATTAAAATCACCTTTGGTACGCATTGTGATTTCTGTGTCTGCATACAACACCAATTGATTTGCTCCAGTCATCTCCATCCAAACTTTACCGCTTTTATTAATAAAGTAAATCATTCCTTCATTATCATCTAACAGTATTTGATTTCCTTGTGCTGACCTAATTCTAACTTGTCTATTAGTTAAACTGTCGTCCATTATAAATTGGTGTCCGCCTAATCTATAATCATATTTTTCCGGATCTCTAGGTCCTGGAGTAAGTACACCAAATACTTCACTAGGCGATTCTCGTCTTGCACCACTGCTTGTTGGTCCTCTTACATTATCAAAAATTAAACCTTGTTTAGTCACTGCTTCACTTATTGTATGTGAAATTGGCCTAAATATATCGTTATGGCCTTCCTGTTCAGATCGTTTGTTTTTTTCTAATGTTGGCATTTGGAATGCATTAACTTGAAAATTATTGTCATACGGTAAGCCAGGTACCATGTGATTAAATTTATCTTGATACAGGCAACTGATGATAATAGGATACTTCATGTTACCATCACCAAATGCAACCAGCACGTGGTTACCTAAATCCGGAGGTACCATCCACATACCATAGGATTGCATTGTGTTAGTAGGATTTTCTAATTCTTTACCCACTGCTTTGGGATCAGTGGAACCAGCGAAAGGTGAACTCCATACCGCTTCAAAATATCCTGTTGACGTTTGCTTGTCTTGTGCTAGAGCAGGAACAAAAACTTTTAATCTACCTGTTCTGCTGATATCTTTGTTTGCTACTACTTCGCCCATAAAGATACCGTAGGTAGGATCTTTAGTCTCTTGAATTTTTTGTCTAGGATTTTTGTTACTGCTCCTAAACGTATTAGACTGGTATGATGTAGGCATTATTCACTTTCTCCGGGAGGATGTTTTTCTAACATACTGATTTTGATAGGTGTTAACTTATTAAGGTTTAATTCAGTACTATAAAGTCCTCTACTGAAGTTATTTACTACAGTAACCATTCTGTACATGCCACTTATGAAATAACTAGTGCCTTTTGGTTGCCAATAACCGGTGTTGTTATCTTCATCTTCAACATCCATATCATAACGTCTAGGTAATTGCATTTCAAACATCACATAGTTTTCGTCTTTGCTGTAGACAGCATACTCTGGATTAGTTTCTGCCGGATCATTTACAAGAGGTACCTGTCTTCCAGTTGTATCAGGTTGGCCGAGATAAAATGGATCTCCTCTAACAGTCATATCTAATTTTACCAAGAAATCACTAGCACCATGTTGTTGCATCAAGTAACCAAATATACTATTCCTTGTTGTGCCATCGTATGTTGCCGCTTCTGATGGGTTTGTTAAATGTATTTGTTGCACTTGAGGTTGTGCATTATCACCTGCGTCCGCATGCTGTGATTCTGAATCTAAATTCTTTGCTTGACGTCTTAAATCTCTAATTCTGTTTTTAACTGTTTGCTGGCTCATATCTTGGCTTATATCTAGCCCTTGACTGTCCATGATATCAGCACCGTATTGATAACCGCTTAATCTTTCTGAATACGAACCCCCATTGATACCTTTTTGTGTGTCACTTAATGTGTTTGCATTTGCTTGAGCTCCTGCATTTTGTGCGGCCTGTAAAAGCGATGAGTCTGCTAATGCTAGTGCAAGGAACTGTTGACTTTGTCCGTTTTGATTGCTCACTAGATCAGCAATTTCGGCGCCGCTTAATCCTGCCCATTCCCCTAATTGTTGTCTTTGGCCTGGGTCTAAATTATTTAAGAAGTCGTTCGCTTGCTCTGCCGCGGCGGCTTTTTCTGCCGCTTGAGCCGCTTCTTGTCCTGTTAGGTCATCGTTTTCGCCTGCAGTGTCTGACAAAGAGTCTGCCAGTGCTGTACTGAAGTCACCTGTAACACCTCCTGCAGGAGGAACAATTAATGCAATACCATTGTTGTAGCCAATTCTACAATCTATAATTTGATCATTTCTACCGGTATAGGTATAATGATATGCTTTAAAAACTGTTGCACTCATTTGATCGAAACGAGATTGAACATCAGATTTAGACAAATTAATATTTTCTTCTGTGTTCTGCTGAATATTACTGCCATCAGTTCTATAAATGTACGGACCATACGTTATTTTTTTCTGATGGGTATTTCTATATTCGTCATATTCACCGTATTCATAATCGGAATTAATTTTAAACCATTTAACAAAACCTTGTTCCTTGCGTACATTTGCACCGGCGTCAGCCGCATCGGATCTTGTGGTACCTTCAAAAAATTCATCACTCATACTAAGTATGGTTGCAACTACTACATCAATTTTAACACCTTCTCTGAATGTGACCATGTCTTTGCTCACAACAACGTCTAGCCTACCGCTGTCTATAGGATCACCTTCTAGTATTTCTTTGTATTCGTCCTGTGTTTTTCCTGACAACTGTGGATTCATTATACGGTTAATATCTTCTGCTTTTGCTTTGCTGTTATTAGTGAGGGTGTCGTCACTGATGCCTAAATCAGGATCGGCGCCTTCGGATACCAATAGGCCACTTAAATCAAATTTTATTTCATCTCTGAATTGATAGTCTGTTAAATTCTTTTCTGCATACTCTTTCAATTTATTTTCAACGTCAGTCAAATATTCTTTAATTGTTCCGCCTTCTGCAGTAACAAGACAGGGTAATGTGTAAAACTGATCTGAATAAGGTATCTGATCTTTTGCTACACATTCAAACGAATATTGACTTCCTTTTGCATCGATATCTATGCCTACATTTTTTAAAATCATATTATATCTATAAGGACCAGCGATTGCTGTTACAACACCTTCCTTTTCAGGATCGTCTATGTCTTCTGAATATCCTTTAAACACAATTTCTAAAAATAAAGGCACATCAGGTGCAAAGATTGGGCAACCTAAATGTTTTTTTGCGGCAAGTATTTGATCCATGAAGTCTGCAGATCCAGGCTGTATTACATCAAAGTTTATTGTTGATGTATGAAAAGAACCGCCAGTGCCTACAGCAGACACAATTTGTACATTATCTATTTGTGCTCCAGTAACACCTGTTTGTGCGAGAACCACTGTTTCTTCTGGCTTTGCAATTAAATAATTTTTTAAATAACCTCCGCCGGAGCCGCCGCCGGATGCACTAGGAGTAGGCAAGGGATTTCTAGCAGTAGTACCTGCACTGGGAGTAAAAACGCCTGCGGCAACGGGTGATGCTTTAGGCGGAATCATGTATAATTTAATATTATACGCATAGTTGTCAAATTTGTCCAGCACGTTTCCATAAACAGTGCCTACTATCGGATCGTATTGTGGCTGTGGTGTTGTGTCGCTCATAACTAGCCTATAATGCTTTCAACAGTTGCTCTGGTTGGCAATTTAATCTCTACTCCTTGTTTAAAATCGCCCAAAGGGTCTTTTAGTTGATCTGGATTTCTCAATGCAAATACCCACCATAGTCGTGTGTTGTTGTATAATTCGTGTGCTAATAAATCAGGTCTGCCTGCAAACTTTGCTGGAATAGTGTATGATACATCTGACACAACTTTAGGAACTGTAGGCAAAGTGTTAATATCTAAAAACACATCGTATGTTCCAGCACGTCTCAAAAAACTGTCCCTTCTGTGAATTTCTGCCATTAGATAAACCCGTCCTTATAATTAGTACCTGATGTAAATTTGTTAAGGTCAAACTTCTTACGCAATTTATGAGGTGTATAACTTGGTTGCAGTGTAATAGAAATGTTTGATGCAGTTGGTACAAAAGTAGTTTCGTCTCCATTGACTCCTGTTTTAACAGGAACATAGTCTACGTCGTCGCCTAATTGATACTGATAGTCTGTTACCACTACTGGTACTTTGTTAAAGCCATGATCTCCCAAATATTCAAACAACATTACTGGGGGCGGTGTACCGTACATGCCATCTGCTACTGCTTGGTCTCCAAAGAAACTTTTTGTAACAATTTTTAAAAAGTGCATGATTGCTAACATGTATCTTGCTTCTGCAATAGTGTTAGCAGTAAAATCTTCTACCACAACCAATTGTGGGGGAGTAGAATTAGTATAATTTACTAGAGGATAATTAGAACCATAAAAATCTGTTATTTCGTAATTTGCTCTACCGCTCACAAATATATTAGGAGTATACTGCCAAACTAAACCACCTGAATCTTTAAGTGGTTTTAATAAGTAATCATCACCTGCACTACTTTCACCTGAGCCTCCTATAAGGGTGTTGCCACCCTTCCAGAAATTATCTGCCGCACCGCCTTTAGGTCTTAACCTAGCTCTCCAGTCAACAGGAGTACCTGTGCCTTTTTGCCCAGATGATATAACATCGACTATGCCTGCTTGAGCAGTTTCTCGAGCAATGTTATCTCTTAATTCTCTTTCTTTTGCTGTTTGATATAAAGAATCGGCCTGACCTATACCACCACGCATTGTAGGCGGCTTAAATATTAAACCGTCGGTAAGATTGCCAATATACTTTTTTGCACTCATACTAACTCCTGCTATGCTTATATTTATCGAAATCAATAAAACATCTTATAATTTTTAAAAGTGGGTAAATAATAGTTGACAATAATCTTATATTGTGTATAATACTTGTTGAGTTATTGGAGATTTTATGGCAACGCAGAAAAAAATTAATTACTTAAACAACAGAGACATCTTAACAGAGATTCACAAAAGCAAGATGTCATACTGTTATATTGAGGACGAAAAATACACGGATTTTGATATTATTTTAGAAGATGTCAAAAAGATCAATAGAAATAGCGTAAAACAAGCAAGAGAAAACAAGGCCGCAAAGATGCAGTACGAAGGATATCAAGCGGCGATGGCTTTACACGATCCTAAAGATTATAAAAATAAACCCAAACAAAAAGAATTTGCTGTTGATCCTAAGTCTATTGACATAGAAGATTTAGTGTTTAGAGTTATGACATATGAACATATTCCTGATGAAGAAGGGCGTAAAAAGAACCCTAAAAACATTGCGGAAGAAAAAGCCAAAGTAAACTTTAAGCCTTTTAAGCATTATGCATACAAAGATGATAATGTTGTAGAGGTTGCTCGTAGTCATTGGCAGGGCAGTTTAAGTAATGGTGAGTTTAACACTGAACACGGTAGTATCACAAACAAACTTGGAACAATGTTTTTAAAACTTGTTGAGCGTTACAGCCACAGAGCAAACTGGAGAGGTTACACTTATGTTGACGAAATGCGTGGACAAGCATTAGTACAATTAGCACAAATTGGATTACAATTTGATGAATCTAAGTCAGACAATCCGTTTGCATATTATACTGCGGCAGTTAACAACAGTTTTACCAGAGTGCTTAATATCGAAAAAAGAAATCAAACTATTAGAGATGATATCTTAATCGAGCAAGGACACTTACCGAGTTATGGCAGACAAATTGCACATGAAGAACAAATTCGTGCAATGCGTGAAGCCGCAGAAGAAGATACACAATCATTAGCAGATTAATTTATGGCCCAACTGTTTAAAACAGCGGCTTGCTTTACGGATATTCATTACGGTTTAAAGCAAAATAGCCGACTACATTTAGATGATTGTCATCGATATATAGACTGGTTTATTGCAGAAGCGAAAGCAAGAAATGCAGAAACTTGTATATTTCTCGGTGACTGGCATCATCATAGAGCAAGTGTTAACGTAGCAACCATGAATGCTACTATCAAAGATCTCAAAAAACTCAACGATGCATTTGAAAAAGTTTACTTTATAACAGGTAACCACGATTTGTATTACAGAGATAAAAGAGAACTTAACAGCATTGAATATGCTCGTGACTTATCTAACTTTGTAATGGTAGACGATCATTTCTTACAAGATGATGTTGCTATTATTCCTTGGCTAGTAGGTGCCGAATATAAAAAAGTTGCAAAAATGCAATGCAAATATATGTTTGGACACTTTGAGTTACCGTACTTCAAAATGAATGCTATGGTAGAAATGCCAGATCATGATGGTATAAAAGCAGACATGTTAAGCGGTCCAGAGTATGTGTTCAGTGGGCACTTCCACAAGCGTCAATACAAAAACAACATTCACTATATCGGCAATGCTTTCCCACACAACTATGCAGACGTTGATGATGACGAACGTGGTGCTATGTTCTTAACATGGGGAGATGAACCACAGTATGTAAATTGGACTGCATGCCCGAAATACAAAGTGTTTACACTTAAACAACTGCTCGACAATCATCAAACCTTGCTAGACGAATATACCTATGCTAGAGTTAAATTAGACATCAGTATTAGTTATGAAGAAGCAAATTTTATTAGAGAAAAATTTGCAGAACAATACAATGTCAGAGAATTGCAACTTATTCCTATTAAAGAAGAAGAGGAATACGAAGGTGGCGATATTGTTTTTGAAAGTGTCGATCAAATTGTAATACAGCAACTAGAAACTATAGAAAGCCAAACAATCGAAAAACAAAAACTCATAGATATCTATAATGAGATTGAGACTCAGTAATGTTAAAAATTAAAAATGTAAGTGCAAAGAACTTTATGAGTATTGGTAACAATACTCAGGCAGTTAATTTTGATAATTGCCAACTTACACTAGTTCTCGGTCATAACTTAGATATGGGTGGAGACGGTAGCAGAAACGGTACAGGTAAAACTACTATTATCAATGCACTCAGTTATGCATTGTATGGTGAAGCACTAACAAACATTAGACGTGATAACCTTATTAATAAAACAAACGGTAAGGGCATGATGACTACTGTTGACTTTGAGATTGAGGGTCGAGAGTATCGTATCGAACGAGGGCGTAAACCTAATGTGTTAAGGTTGTTAGTAAATGGAGAAGATGCATTTAGCGAAGAGCAACAAGGAGACAGCAGAGAAACACAAAAAGAAATCGAAAAGATTATTGGCTTCCCTCACAACATGTTTAAGCATTTGATTGCTCTTAACACTTACACAGAGCCATTCCTTTCAATGAAAAACAATGATCAACGTGATATGATTGAGCAGTTGTTAGGTATTACTGAATTGTCAGAAAAAGCAGAAATTCTCAAAGAACTTATGAAAGGTACTAGAGATAGCATCAAAGAAGAAGAGTTTAGAATTAATGCTGTTGAAGAAAGCAATAAACGTATTGATAAAAACATTAAAGAAATTGAAAGCAGAAGTAGAGCATGGGACAAACAACGCAATGATAAGTTACAAGAAATTGCAGAATTAATTACATCGTTACAAGAAATTAATATACAATCAGAGATTAACAAGCATAAACACAACACATTTGTTGCAGAGCAATCTACAAAATTTACAACCTTAAACAACGAGCGTGAAGTTAACGATAGAAGTATTGTAAGAAGTAGCGAAAAACTATCTACACTAAAAGATAACTTACAAAAAGCAATAGAAGGTGTGTGTCCTGCTTGTGAACAAAGTACAGCACATTTAGATACGCACGAAGCATACACACAAGAGTTGCGTGAGAAAATTACAGAAGAGGAAGAATACTTTGCCGGTTTGAAAAAAAGAGATAAAGAAATACAAGACGAGCAAGATGCATTAGGAGTAATAGGGGAAACAGTAGAAACTTTTTATCCTAAGGTAGAAGATGCGTTAGAGCACAGGCATAACTTAGAAACATTGAAGTCGCAACTAGAAGATAAAGCAGATGAAATTAACCCTTATGTGGATCAAATCGAAGGTTTAAAAGAAACAGGTTTACAAGAAATCAGTTTCGAAACAATGAATGAACTAACTTACTTAAAAGATCATCAAGAGTTTTTATACAAATTGCTTACCAGTAAAGACAGTTTTATCCGTAAAAAGATTATAGATCAGAACATAGCATACCTAAATCACCGGTTAGCACACTATTTAGACAAGTTAGGATTACCACATGATGTGAAATTTGCGAGCGATTTAGGCGTCGAAATTACAGAGTACGGGCGTGACTTAGACTTTGATAACCTCAG